CCTGGTTCTTGGACTGGTAGATTGGACTTATATGTCCGAATCCGCTGGTCCTAACTTCAAGAAATCAACTTGGTCCTCAGGGTTGGATGCTATTGCGTTCTTACGATTTCCCTTAGTTGGGTTATCGTGGTTTCGCGTTGCATTCGCCCTTAAGGCCTGGAAGATGATACTCTGGTTATTTGCCACTATTGTGGTGTCGCTGCCTGTCGTTCCATTGCTACTGGCGATTAAGAAGTTTCCAGGTCGCCTTGGGAAACTCGTTGCACTGTATGAGGCGCGAGGAAAGGTACGAATTGTTGCAATTACCGATTGGTGGACTCAGTGCCTCCTTCGGCCCCTCCATGAGGGGATCTTTGCAATTCTTCGTGACATTCCTCAGGATGGGACCTTCGATCAGTTGGCCCCAATCCACCGTCTCATACCGTACGTACGGGCCTCTGGGGCTCCTGTATACTCCTATGATCTTTCAGCTGCTACAGATAGACTACCTTTAGACTTCCAAGTGCAGGTTCTTCGATCCTTAGGGATTGGATGGGCCCAGCACTGGGCAGACCTGTTAACAGGTCGGCCTTGGGAATTTGAAGGGAAACCAGTACACTATGCTGTGGGTCAACCTATAGGGGCTCTGTCCTCTTGGGCCATGTTAGCACTTTCGCACCATGTTCTGGTGCAAATTGCAGCACATCGGGCCGGGGTCAAGGAGTGGTTCTCGCACTACGCTCTTCTCGGTGATGACATTGTCATTGCTGATAAGAGTGTGGCCGATAACTACCTGTCGCTTATGCAATCTCTTGGCGTTCCTATTAACCTCTCGAAATCCTTCGAGATGCAAACAGGAGGCCTTGAATTTGCTAAGCGGTGGATTAATCCGCTTTATGGTGATTTATCACCAATATCGCCGGGTTTAGTCTTGGCTTCTGTTCGTAACCCACGTATATTGTCAACACTCGTTAGAGATTCTCTCTTGCGGGCGTTCGTCTTTTCTACGCATGTTGTTTCAGATCTAGGTCAGTTTCTTAGAATGATCCGTCCACGTAAGTGGTTGGAACGTAATAAGAAACCGATCTTTTCGTCCGTGTTTGGTCCTACAGGTGGCTTATGGGAGACTGCCAGTGGGCCTTTATTCAAGGCTGTCTGGATCAGTTTATTCCCGCACCCTTTATTGGACAAGTTCGACACATTAGTTGAAATTCTATATCAGCTAATTGCCGATTCCCAGAAACCCCCCGTATCAGAGGAGGAGTCTAAGGAGCAGCTTACTGGTAATTTTTACCGGCAAGCTGCCTTGCTTGGACACTTTGGACGAGGGCTGTTCTGGATACCCTTGTTGATTCTTTCTCCCGCTTTCTGGGTCTATTATGACCTAGCTTGCCGAGCCGATGAACGTTTGGAGACCTATAACATGAATGTTAAGGCTCTCGACGAGGCTTTGTGGGGGCGGGAATGGATGATGCTTGAAGGGCTTCACCATGCAGTTAAAGGTTATTACCTTCAACGGCTGGTTAAGTCGAACTTTGATCCGAGTCTGCTTGAC